GGTTTTTAGCTTATACAATGAGCATGGCAGATACAAAACTAAACTTTTCAGCGGTTCATGGTTAGAGTTTTTCGAGTATTGCAAAGCCACAAAAAACCGCGAGGAAAAAGCAGTTGCATAGTTTAATCTATAAGCGCGTTTAAACAGCGCGCTTATGGGCTTAAATTAAGCCAAATTCTAACTTTATAGGGGTTTTATCATGGAAAAATTACAGCTAAACAGGGCGCGTATTCAGTCTTTGCGCTTTCTACTCTCATGTAAGTCAGAGGGGGTTCAAAATGCCTAACACGATCACAGAATACACCAATGACGAGCTTTTAAGCGCTTATGACACCTATTCAACGCTTATGGCGCGAGGAGTTCGAGATGAGATTTATCTCACACAGGTTGAGAACGAGCTCAATCGTCGTGGGATTGAGTATAAGTTCGATGACATTATTATGAGACTGTTTAAACAGGTCAACGAGGGGGCATAAGATGATTAACTTTATCGAGGACTTAAAGCTGGACATTATCGCCACATATAACGGGCATGAGCAGGAATGGTTCAATTGTGCAGTGGCGCCAGAGGCGTTAGAGAGTGAGGACACATTACTTTCTTACATCAGAGCTCAATTATCGCATGACGATCTAGCCAAGCTGTCATTATGCTGGATAAGTGATCGAGATGAGATTTTAGAGCACCCAGTAATACAAGAGAGCATTAACAAAAATGCTAAATATTATTTCTAACTAGGAGTGTTTAAACATGATTAATTCATACGAGGACAATTTTACAGATCAACATAAGCTTAAAAAAGCAAAGATAAAAGCATTAATTGAAAGGGACATAGATAATATGTTCACAGATCGAGAGTGTGAAAGGTTTGTCGCGTTTGTGCTGGAATATGGACATGATGGTTATTTATCTATGTCTGACGAGGAATTGGACAAATTATATTTTGATATTTTTGAAACTAACGAAGTAGGAGGCGTTTAAACATGACTAAAAGATTTACAGGCGATATTGTTTTGAAATGGACTGATTACGAATATTACGCTAGTTCGGAGGCAGAATGGCGCGAGAATGTAAAACAGGACTTTTTGTCAGAGTATGGAATTGTATTAACAGATAATCATTTTTCAGATATTCAGGAGGTTCGACATGATAACTAAATACGAGGTTCAGCATTATACATTATGCGATGGGTGGATTAACACATGGACATACTACGACGACAACGGGAACGAGGTCGCAGACATCTATGACACTTACGAGGAGGCAGAAAAGGCTTTAGACTACTTTTTAGATCAGGAAAAGAAAGCGTTTAAACGTGGTGAGATTGATAGTATGTATGAAGCAGACGAGTTTAGAATAGCCGAGATTAAGGAGGTTCAAAATGCGTAGATCAGATCAAATATTCAAAAATGTATTGAAAGCTATGCAAGACGCCGATGAGATTGAAGGCGTTGATGGTGTAGAGTATTTAGACTTAATGCAAGCTATAAGACAAGAGGCACAAAAAAGGTTTGACAATTGCGCAGATAACATGGATATGGAGGTTATGAAATGACTAAAGATCAAATAATTAAAAAATTAATTAATGAGAATTTATCATTATGCCAAAACAGCACAGAGGTCAATGATGGTGTCATTTTTGACTTGCTTATGTTCGGATTTAAGGGTTATGAAAACATGACCCTTAAAGAATTAAGGACAGAATTACAAAATTTAGGAGATTAAAATGGCAAATAAACTATATTCAGTAGCACTGAATTACCAAGTATGGATTGACGTTGAGGCTAAAGATGAGACAGAGGCGATTTATTACGCGCGCAATTCTAACTTTTCGTTGGACTTAAAGCAAGGGGAAAATAATAGCCCAAATATTACAATTACTGGCGTTGAGTATAATGATATAGAACCTCTGGTATATGAATACCCAGACTAAATACAAAGGAGACCAATATGTCGTTATTAGGGGCTTATTGTTTAGGACTTGTAATAGCAGGAGAGGCGGGGAGTGATCTTACGCCTATGGAGACTAAAATAGCGGTAGGTATGGTTTATTATCGTAGGGCAGAGTTTAAACACAACCGATTATGTGAGGTCATTAACAAAAAATGGTCGAGTGAATACATAACGCGTTTAAACATGGGGGAATATTCTTACCCAGATAGTAAAACCATTTTAAAGAACATGATTATTGCTCAAAAAATAATCAACATGGACATCAAAAAAGATTACTCGCGTGGGGCTACTCATTTTCATGATACCACGATTAAAAATCCGTGGGGTTTTAAAAAGGTAGGTCAGCTAAAAGCATATCCGAATGATCTTATTTTTTACTAGGGGACAAAAATGCAACATTTAGACCAAGAATTGCTTATTTTTTGTGCAATTTGCTTTATTTTGATGATTTATACAAAAGTCATCAACATAGAGATTGTTATATAGCCCTAAAACATACAAAAACATATCTAAAACACATTTTTGGTTTGTAGATATATCTTTGCTTGTCTTTAGGTGAAAAAGTGTTTTGTAGGTGATTTGTGTGAGTGATTTTTGAGTGTGCTTAATTTTTAATCACTCTATTATAATATTATAAGGTAGATATATAAAATAATAGTATTAAAACCATTTTAATAATGAATATAAACATAGTTTATATTCATAGTTATTAATACTCTAATATTATAAGCAAGTGATAAGTTATCCACAGGTTATCCACAACTTATCCACAGGTTATCCACAATTGGATAGTTTGTAAAAAGATGTAAAAAAATGCTTGACAAGGTAAATATAATCATTTAACTTGATAACACACTAACTTTCTAACTAGGGGACATTATGATTAGTCGTAAAATAAGAATCTGTATTGACTGCATACATTTTGAGCAATCAAAAGACATGGGGTCACTTTGCAAAAGAATACCTATCATTGATCTAGTATCTGGAAATAAAACTTATAACTCTGCTGTGTCACAAAGACATGGTGGAAATTGTGGGTCTGCTGGGCAATACTTTGAACCCATAGCAAGTAAAGTAAGAGAATACCAATGGGACAGCACATTGGAAAACAATCCATTTTAACTATAAAGGGGCAACCATGAAAAAAGTAATCATAGCAACTGGAATCGTTTTAGCACTTGTAGCCTTAAAAGCTTATGCGTGCTACACACAAACTTATATCGTAGATGGTCGAATCATTAACTGCACAACTTGCGGTAATGTGACTAACTGCTTTTAAACCGTTTAAACAATCTAACTGGGGATAACTATGGAAATTGTATTAAATGAGATTAGGTCTCAAATTGAAACCGTATCCAATGCCTTGCGTGTTGATGATATGAAGCTCAATGTCAAAATCAATCATCTTGATGATCGTGTCAAAAAACTAGAAAAACTACTTGAAACACTTGGAGATATTCTATGGGAGATGAAACATGGCAAATGATCGTGATGATTTTCTACCAGAGATAAGAAATAGCGCTTGGTGGGCGTCTGACACCCGTCAGGTCATGAATGGCAAAGCTGTTGAGGTCATCATGCAAAAACAAGGCAAAATTGATCCCCCTGATTTGTCTCAAATAGAGGCTGTTCAGATGGGTCATGTTATGCAACCCATTATTGGTAGGTTAGCACAAGATAAACTAAAAATGGAATTAAAAGATGCAGACTATACTCTCACACATCCTGACCACACTTGGCTACGTTCCCACTTCGATTTTATCTCTTCTGATGGTCGAGTGCTTGTTGAAGCAAAGAATTACAACATTAATACACGAAATAAGTTTGACGTGGATGCTAATAGGATTCCTCCTGCTGATTATGCTCAAATTTTACATGAGGCAACCGTTCATAGAGTGGATCGTGTCATTCTGGCTGTCTTATTTGGTGGTCAAGAATTTCAGACGTTTGATTTCACTTTCTCAGACGAGGAAAAAGAAAACCTAATCAAAGATATGGCTATTTATTGGGGTCATGTCAAAGCTGACACACTCCCAGCACCAGAAACCTTGGAAGCAACCAAATTGATCTATCCAAAGGACAATGGTCAATCTGTGATAGCTACACAAGCCATGGAAACAGCCATAGCTCAATTAAAAGAGATTAAAGGGCTTGTTAAGCAATATGAAGAGAAAGCAGAACAAATAGAGACTGCTATTAGAGCCTCTATGCAAGATTACGCTGATATTGTGAGCGTAAGTGGTGAAACACTTGTGACATGGCGTGCTGCCAAAGCATCAAAGCGATTTAGCTCTGATCTGTTTAAACAGTCTATGCCAGAAGTGTATGAGCAATTTATAGTAGAAATGCCGGGGTCAAGGCGGTTCCTTGTCAAATAATCTAACTTTTAGGGGAAAAAAATGGATTCACAAGCAAGAGAAATTTTGTCACACTTAAAGCAACATAAAACAATTACAGCCATTGAAGCATTGAAGCTTTATGGATGTTTTAGGTTAGCAGCTCGTATTTATGATTTAGCTCAAGCTGGAAATGAGATCGATTGCAAAATCGTGAAAATTTCTGGGAGGGGGGGAGCCAAACGAATTGCTGAATATTCTTTAAGAAAGGCAGCGACTTAATATGAAAGAATTTGTAGAGAAAGCTAGAAAATTATATCCACACTCAGTCCGTATGCAATTGGATTGGATACTACAAAAGGAAGAGATTAGGGCTAGGAATATGCAACCCTATATCAATACAACAACATGGAGCAACATTAAAAAGATTTCTAACCACAGGGGAGTAAAAATAAGATGAGCAACATCATTCCGTTTGAAGAAATGAAAGGCATGGCAGACGCCATAGCCAAATCAAAGCTGTTCGGTATGCAAACACCTGAACAAGTCCTAGCACTCATGGCAATCGCGCAAGCTGAGGGGCTGCATCCTGCCATGGCTGCACGGGACTACCACATTATCCAAGGCAGACCAGCATTAAAAGCTGATGCCATGCTAGCTAGATTTCAAAACGCTGGGGGTAAAGTGGATTGGAAATCATACACAGATGAGAAAGTCACTGGTATCTTTTCCCATCCTAATGGCGGTTCGATTGAATTGACATGGACACTCGAACAAGCCAAGCGTATTGGTTTAGCTGGCAAGGATAATTGGGCTAAGTATCCTAGAGCTATGTTAAGAGCTAGGGTTATCAGTGAGGGTATTCGAACTGTATTTCCAGGGTGTGTAGTTGGCACCTATACACCTGAGGAGATACAAGACTTCGATAGCAAACCACAAGAAGTTGATGTCACTCCTACCATCCAAGCGATCACTAGAAAAGCTGGTGACTTTGATGACATGGAGGATGACAAACCTTTCAATGAACTATCTATTCCTATCTTTATTCCTGGAAGTGATGAGCCTTATGCTCAGTATGCTACCAACAAGGAATGGATCACAGCCTATACAGATTTGTATAGAAAGATATGGACTAGCACCAAGTATTCATTAGAGGATAAAGGTCACAAGCTTGATGATTTAAGAGATGCCAACATCGATTTAATCCACAAGTTATCAGCATTAGAACAAATAGATATTACAAAAATAACAACATCAATTAGGAAAGGCGAATAGTCATGGCAGAGTTTATACACAAACCCGGCACAGGAAGTTTATTAACCAATAAGAATATGAAGTCAGAGAAGGCACCACACTTCACAGGTAAGCTTGTGATTAAGCGTGACTACAAAGCTGGCGACACAATTCAGTTAGGTGCATGGCAACGCACTAATGCTAATGGCACTCTCATTACTTTATCTGAAGATACATACCGCTTCGATCAGCAACAACAGAGAGCAGCTCAGTATCCTAAGGAAGTAAATACAAGAGAGTTTGATGATGAGGATGTGCCCTTTTAGTGGTCACATTAAATTTGCCTTATCCTCCATCAGTCAATAACTATTGGATAGCATCAGGACATAGACGATTCATCTCGGCTCGTGGCAAGGCGTTTAAACAAGCTGTGTGGTTAGAGATCATACAAGCTAAAGCCAAGTCATTTGGAGATGAATTACTAGAAGTTCACATCGACTTATATCCTAGAAACAAAAGGTTAATGGATATAGATAATTGCTGTAAATCTATTTTAGATGCACTGCAAGATGCAGGACTATATAATGATGACAAGCAAGTCTATCGTCTAGTGATTGAACGCAAAGAAATCGTATCAGGTGGTGGGGCAATTGTTAGAGTTGATCGTTATAAAACCCCCCAAGCCTGAATGGGAAACCACGCCCTGTGGTTAGTTAGAACGTTACGAGGAGACGTTTCAGGTATCCTCACTTATTTTATTTAAGGGGATTTGTATGGCAAAAGTATTTATCGCAACACCTATGTATGGTGGTCAATGTTATGGCTACTACACACAATCAATCTTAATGCTTCAAAGAGTATTAGATCAAAACAAGATTGAATCTATCTTTAGTTTTATGTTTAATGAATCTCTTATTACTAGGGCTAGGAACGCACTGTCTCATGGCTTCTTAAATAGTGATGCTACTCATCTTATGTTTATTGATAGTGACATAAGGTTTAATTCTAATGACATTGTAAAGATGATTGAAGCAGACAAAGGTATTATCTGTGGACTATATCCTAAGAAAGAAATTAACTTTCCAAGCTTACAGAAAGCTATTCAGAATAATGTTAAGACAGAAGAGCTTAAGTATTACACAGGTTCTTTTGTAGTGAATCTTGTGGGATACAAAGGTGAAACTGTAGTGCCATTGAATGAACCAGTTGAGATATGGAATGGTGGCACAGGCTTTATGCTTATCAAACGTGAAGTGTTTGAGAAGTTAAAGGATGTATGTCCTACATATAATAATGATGTGACTGATCTAGGAGGATCGATAAAGGCTCAAGCTCCGATTGTGGAATACTTTGCGACTTCGATTGAACCAGAAACAAATAGGCTACTTTCTGAGGATTATCATTTCTGTCGTATTGCACGTTTAAACGGCATCCAGGTATGGGGAGCACCATGGGCTCGTCTTGCTCATGTTGGGACATATACCTTTGAAGGACAGTTAGTCCCTGCTCCTTAACGTTTAGATTTTCTAGCTGTCTTAGCTGATTCTTTAAATGCTTTAGATGTTGGGGCACCTTTAGTTCCTGGTGCTCTCATCTTCTCACCAGAGCCTGCTGCAATGCGAGCTCTCTTAGCATGAATGTTTGCATATAAACCTGGCTTCATCTTCCACACCCCCATCGTCTTAATGATGCTGCTTT